GAGCCACTCGTAAAACTCAGGCCATTCGTCCTGCGCGCCGCCGACCATCCATTCGGTGAGAAAATCAATCTTTTCACCGTCGTCTGCGATGTGGCACAGTGCGTATTCGATGGCGTCATGGCCTTTGCCGTGGTCGCCGAATGCGCGTCCGGTAGATGGGTCAATCTTAGTCATTCCCCCTTCTCCTTCTTCAATCGCTTCAAATGCGCCATGCTCCGCGCTCGGCCATTCGCCACAGCCCGCGCGTGTATCTCCGGCCTGTGCTTCTTCAGCATGATGCTGAACCGCGATCCGCAGCCGTAGCCACACGCCCGCCCAAGCTCGGCCAGTGTCAGTGTCTCATCATACTGGCCCGCAACCGGCAGCGTCCGCGATGTGGCAGACCGATAGTGCAGCCCCGTGCTGTGGCGCCACTCCCTGACCTTCCGCACGTCAACGCCATACTGCGCCGCTAGATCGTCGTTGTTGCGCCCCGCGAAGGTCGCGAAGTCATGCGGCACAGGGCTTCCCTTCGCCACAAGTGAATTCACCTGTGACAGGTGCGACCGCGCTCGCTCAGACAGGCGCACAGGCGTCAGCTTCTGACCATCCCACCACATGAACCGGCGATCATGGATAATCACACGCTTATCCGGCATCACCGCTTCCTCACATCACTTCAATGTCGCGGCGGATCGATAGCCGGTAATCCATGAACGGCGAACCATCGCGCTCAATGTCGGCTTCATCCTCACCTATCCGCGCCATCTCCCAGTGTGCCCGCGCCGTCCGATCCTCGTCGGCCTCGAACGCCTGCTCGAACGCCGCAGCCGCAGCCCATGCTGCTTGGACATATTCGTAATTGTCATACCACTTCACATCCGAATACCGGACAAGCACCATCTTCTCGCCAGCATCGACCTCGCACCACGCCTGCGGCCAGTGCTGCATCAGCCAAGACGAAACCGCCTTTCCGTCACCCTTCGCGCTCGGATAAAACGCGAACGTCACATCGCTTCGATAGCCCATCTCATTTCCCCTCGAAATTAATTCGCCAATAACTCGCCATTAATTCGCCGCGCATCGAAATTAATTCGCCGCGCCTTCTACCTTGTTAATCAGCTGCTGCACGTCATACAGCAACCGCGCCGCGCCATTCGGCTCCATCCCGCCGTAGCCATCGGATTCGTAATCGGCATACCGATCCAGAAATTCGGCGCACTCGGCCAGCATATCCAACATTTCTTCGATCATGATACGGCCCTCATTTCCACACAATCCATCGACAGCTTGCCCATGAACCGCTTGAACCCGCGCACCCGCTCCCGGACAATGTCCAGAGCATGGCTGTGGTCAACGGCGCTCACAACCCGGCGGCAGGACGCCATGTGGCCCGTCCATGTCGCGTAGTGAGCAGTGACGATAAACCTCATCATTTTCGCCGCTCCCTCTCCAGCCGCGCCCACCGCGCCAGCGCCTCACGCGCCACCTGCGCGGCCTCGTCACGCACCCGGCAGGCATGCGCCCACCGCGCCCGCTCCTGCTCCACAATCGCCGCATCCAGCGCGGCCAATGCTTCTTGGCCCGTCATACGTCCGCCTCCACTTCCCGGTAATCCTCGATCATTTGTTCGGCGATTTCGCGCCAGTTTACGTCCCAGAGGAAAGCCATAGCGTAATCATACGCCAGCCCCGGTGCGCTCTCGAACAGCACATCTTCCGCCATGCCGCGCAGCATCTGACCAAGCTCGTAGGCGTCCAAATCGTTATCGGACGCATAATCCGCACCGTCGAACATCTCCAACCCCACCCTCCACGTCGCGTAATTCGTCCAACCGTTGTAATCGCTCATCGTCATTCTCCCTTCGCAATCGCAATCGCGACAGCATCCCTCAGACCAAACATGCAATCATCAGCCCACGCATCAAACAGCATCGCGTCCCCGTCCCCGTCCCAGTCGGCGGGATAAACGCCAACGTGCCAATCTTCCCATGTCGGCACATCGGAGCCAGCCTGCGACGACACCCACACATAGGCTCCAGACGGCAGATACAGGGACAGCAGATGGCATCCGCCACCCGTGTGTTCGACTTCAAAGCCTTCCTTGGCCAGAATGTTATCCAGCATCAGCCTTGCTCCCTGCTGCGGTCGCATGCATCCATGTAGATCGAATACAGCCCCAGTGACGGATAGGCGCAATCCATGCGGCTCACCTGTGCGCTGATACCGCTCACCCAGCGGAACCCGCCCATCGGATCACTCGCCGAGATAGGCGCAAACGCCAGTGCCGCATCACGGCCCAACTTCCGCGCCCAGTCCTCCAGTTCACGAACAAACATCACGCCTCCCCCTTCGCCTGTTTAACCGCAGCAACAGCCAACATCCGTATCGCCTGCGAAGAACCGCCGCGCCGCTCCAATTCAACAATCTGGTTCAACGCAACAATCAGCGCCGACACGGTATCCCATGCCTCCACCGTGTCCCGCGCCAGATCACGCATGTAAGCGTTAGCCGGTGCCTCCAGCGCATCCGCTGCATAGGCCAGCGAGTCGCCCGCCTCCTTCAGCACATCCAAAACATTCTGCTTCATCACAATACCCCTTCAGATAAGCGCCAGAACGGCGACGATGATTACCAGCGCGGCAACGGCCAGCGCGGATTGCAGGCGGCTTTCGATCATGCCGCACCCGCCTTCCGCAACGCCTTGCGCGCCTCAATCAGCGAACCCGAAACCGGGCTATCGTCCAGCCCCATTTCCACCGCATCCGCCAGCAGATCGGCCAGCGCCCGCGCCAGATCAGGCGAGGCGGCGATTAGCGCGGCGTCCGCCCAGTCGATAGGCTCCAGCCCGTCAATGCGCGTCACCTGCGCCACGTAGCCGTCGCCATTGCCAATCCATATCGTATCCGACTCGCCAACCATCGGCCCGGCCATCCACGGCCCCGGTGTGTGTTTCGCGCTCATGCCACCACCTTCAGCACATAGCGGTCAACAATCGCCTGCGCCCGCTCCACCTGTTCCGCCGGGAAGTGTTCCGGGAAGCTCACCACCACGCACTGCGCGGCGCAATCCTCCTCGAACCAGCACGACGACCCAGACCAGTAGGCCGCATAATCGCGCATCGCCCGTTGCACACGGCCAATCAGTTCCGGGCTAACCCAGATACCGCCATGCGATGCAGTGGTCACCAGAATGATACCCTCCGCGATGATTTCTTCGTCCTGAACAATGCCCCAAGGGCTGCTCTTGCCAACAAACATTTTATGCCTCCCGTTTCAAACGGCCCGTCAGAACCGTCACGCAACCCTTATTTCCGCCTGACTGTTCACGCAACAGTAAATCAGCACCGAAAACGGAACTTTCACATCCGCAATCGGATCGACAGGGAAACGCTCGTTTTCGATTAAAACTAACTTACAACGAAGGGCTAACCCCCTGTAATCGCTCATGAAACAAAATGTCACGGGCCAAGCCCCTGAAACCAAACGATAAAACAGCGTTTTGAAACGGGTGAAACGCCCCTGTGACGGTTGGCTGTTTCACTCCAAGGCACTGATAACATTAACGAAATCGGGGCAAAAATGAAAATGAAACAGGATTTTCGAAAATATAACCCCATAGGGGTATTCATACCCCCCTACTGTGTTATGTATACAACTCACTATCCTACTGGGGTTATATATATCTTAATCTCGTTTCATTTATAATAATAATAAGAAAAAGGGTGTTCTTTCAAGGGCTTGGAGTGAAACAGGCGCTGTGACAAATGGCGTTTTTCTGTTTCAAAACGCCTTTTTATGCAGCAAAAACAGGCCCTTAGCCCGTGACACAGCAAACAAGCTCTGCCTGTCGCGTCAACAGGCGATGCAACAGGGGACAGGCTCTGGCGCGGCGGTGCTGGGGCTGCCAGATATGCTCTGGCGGCATGGCCTATTTTAAAGCCCGCTGAACGCCGTTCGCGGCGTCCGGGCCTGCCTATGCGGCTCAATGTCGGACAGGCTCTCTGGGGTGCCTCTGGCGGGCTGTGGCGGGCAAAGAAAAGCCCGGCGGGTGAGGCCGGGCTAGTTGGGGCTGGGAGATGTGGTTAGGCGGCGCGTTGTATCCCCAGCCCGCCCTTGTCGCACCACAGGCGATAGGTGGTGCCTGCCGGTGATGTGAACGTGCCGCCCCTACCGGTTTGCCAATAATCCTGTGCGCCCAGCGTCAAGCCGCGCTCTTGAACGTAATAGCCGAATTCAAACATACGGTGCAGGCGGCTCCCCCAAGGGTGCGGGTTGATATACCGGGCACGGCCCCCGGCGCGGGCGACTCGCTCGCTCTCGGCATATCCCGCGCGAAGGGCGGCGTAGTCGGCGTTTGTCATCGTGGCCATGCTCAAGCCTCCCACAGTGCGAAGCCGCGCGGCAGGCGGCTTAGACCGGCCCATTGCCGCGCCCAAGCGCGGGCGGCTGCCTTGCTGTCGGCTGATACCGGCCCCAGTGCATAGGGATTGCCGGGGAAGTGCAGGTAATATCGCGTCATGGTGCTGGTTCCTCTCAATTGTAAATCAGGCCGGGGCAGGGCGGCATGGCGTCCCACAGGGCCGGGGGCAGGGGGTGCGCGTCCGTCTCCCGCACGGCGGCCCCGTAGGTGCCGAATTCGGCGCTCTGGGACGTATAGCGGGGGCTGTAGGACATACGCAGCGTTTGCAGTCTCTCTAGGGCCTCTGGCGGTGCCTGTAGGGCGCGGCGCTCCAGCTGCACGAACACATCTTCAGCCGTGTCGCCTTCGACGTAGAGCGGGCGATACTTGCCAAGGAAATAGAGGGTTCCGATAAACATAGTTTGCTCCCAGTGTGATGGTTCACATTGCAATGTGATGGGGGAAGCCTAAGCCTCCCCCGGTTGCTGATCAGATGAACGAGACGGTGAAGAAGAAAGGCGTGTATGCCTTGCAGTTTTTGGCCAGCGCGTCGGCGCGGGCAGCAGCTTCATCGGTGAAACACACATCGAGGTGGGCGATGTGCTGGCCGTTGTCGACGCGGTAGGCTTTAACAGTGAAAGTCATGGTCTCTTGCTCCCAGTGTGATGTGGGGGAAGCCTAAGCCTCCCCCAGTGTGATCAGGCTGTCAGCCCGCAAGCCTCGATGAAGCGGGTGCGGTCAAAGCGGGGGTTGTCTTGCCGCAGCACGTCAGCCAGTCGCAGCGCAGCATGACGGACGCCTAGGTGTTCCCCATGTATAACGGCGCGGGTGCGGTCGGACAGCCCAACACGCTCCAAGCTGTCCCCCTGTCGGGCGATATCGTCCAGCAACTGGCGCAGGGTCTCGGCAATCAGGATGTAATCTTTGCGTGTCATGGTGGTGGTTCCTTTCAGGGATGGTTCAGCGTAGGATTTCAGCGCATTCGAGCAAGCGCACTAGCTCCCGCGCCCACTGTTCCGCCTCGCGCTGCTTGCCGCACTGTTTGTAGGCAATGGCCTTCGCCATCGCGCGGGCGACTTCGCTACGGTCAATCATGTCTGTTGCTCCCCTGTTGCGGTTAGAAGCTGTTGCGTTCGGCGAGGGCGTTCAGCGCCTCCTGCTGCTCCCGGGTGAACTTGCCCCAGAAATCGGCGACGCAATCCATGCCCCAGCATGGTTCCTCGCTCTCCTCAGGGGAGGGGGCGGTGTAGCTCTCCACGCAAGCCCATAGAGCCGTGTAGAGGCCGTCTGTGACGCCTTCCCAGCACTCGGCCACCTCGTCAGGGCGGATGATGTCGAAGGCATCGTGTGGCTCGATTTCTAGCGGCTCCTCAGCGCACCCGGCGCGCCAGTCGTGATGGCCGAAGCACTGGTCGCAGAAGTGGTCGCTGGCCGACTCGGTGTGCGGCTCGAAGGTGTGATGGTTCTCGTTCATGGTGGTGGTCTCCTGTTCTGGGGTTAGACGTTTTGCGTGAAGGTGGTGCCGACAATCACCAGCCGGCAACGCTGGCCGTGTTCGTCGCGGTGGCCGTCACGGATGGCCAGCACCCGCCCGCCGCCGCTGTAATAGTGGCCGCAGCAATCGTAGGCGTGTTGGCAGTGCTCCGGCTCCATCAGGTATGACACGGCGCGGCTCACTTCGTCGTCGGTCCACCAGTCAGGCGCGAACCATGTGTGAATAACGTAGTTGACGCCGCCACAGTAATCATACTGGTGATGAATGCCAACGCTGCTAGAGCGCGTCAGGTTGTGCGGCTCGAAGCCGTTCGGCTCAGACTGGCCGGGATAATCGAAAGGACGTTCCATGTCTGCTGCTCCTCAATAGCCGTGGCTGATTGCAAACGCTTCAATCTTGGCGATTGTCGACGCAGGGACTGGCAGAGACGTTTCACAGTTGCCGTCCCAAAGAACGCCTTCGGCGTCGAGCGCGGCCAGCGATCCGGTGAACCGGCCTTTCTCAACGTCGCAATATGTCTGGCCGCAGTCGCTATATACCTCAACGCTAAAGCCGTTGATGGTGGTCCTCTTATGCATGTCCGTTCCTTTTCCACTGGACTAAGGGCATGGGTTGCCCGGCGGGGTTAATCCCCAGCGCCCTTAATACAACAATCAACAATGGCGTCAACAGGCATATCATCACCCAAGCGCAGCAATTGCGTATACGGATTGCATGCATGCCCCGCCTGTTCCCGGCTGGCGGCCGATCTGGCACTGCCCGCGCACCCCCACCCACCCACGCGCGCGCGCGAGGCGCAGCTTTTATCCTATATATACCCACTCTCACCCACATTTCGTTCCAAATCCGTCCCGGCCATATTCCGACCCCCCACCCCCTGAAACACCCCCCTTTGTTTTTAGCTGCGGTTCCATTATGTTTATTTTATAGTTTTGCCGGGGACGCTGAATATGTTTGATGACATGGGTGAATTGAGTGTGGTAGGTCCTGCTGAGCGAGATGAGATTTTCGCGCGGGTTTATGTTGAGCAGCGGGCGCTGAAGAAGGGGAATGCGGCTGAGATCGCTTGCGTCAGGGCTGGGATTACGAGTCCTGAGTTGAACATGTCGATTGTCGCGTCGCGGCAGCTGGCGCGTCCTGAGGTTCAGCGATTGATTATGGCGGCTGAGGCTGCTGGGGTTGAGGTTGAGCGCCGGGAGTATACGCGGGATTTGTTTTTGGATGAGTTGCAGGCTGTGGTTCAGGCGGCGATGGACAAGGGTGCGTATCCGAGTGCGATTAGTGCGGTGAAGACGCAGGCGCAGTTGCTGGGGATGTTGGATCAGACGGTGAATGTGAACCACAGTGTGAGTGCGAAGGATTTGGATTTGGCGACGCTCAGGGCGATGGTTGCGGATCGGGCGAGGCCGGTGAATGTGATTGAGGGGACGTTGGTCCGGGGTATTGGGGATGACGCCGAGTGAGGCGATATAGGAACACAATCTGATTGACGGGCTATATATTTTCAGGCACAAGCAGGAAGTGAGGTGTCTATGACTATTACTCCTGACTTTTCTGCCGAGGACCTGCACGAGTGGTTTGCATACGACGAGGTCACCGGAGATCTTTCGTGGCGCAAACGACCGGCGAACAATGTGAAGGTTGGGGTGCCTATTAGGGCCAAGAACACGAGCGGCTATTATCACGCCGGGTTCCGCCGCAAGGTTTACGTGTTGCATCGTTTGATTTGGATGATGCTCTATGATGAATGGCCGGATTTGGAGATCGACCACGCCAACTGTGACAAGACAGACAACCGGAGGGAAAATCTGAGGTTGGCCACGAAGGGGCAGAACCTCTCGAACGTTGTTAAACGGGGCGGCCTGACATCGAAATACAAAGGGGTCTGCTGGAAGAAGAGCAACAAATGCTGGACGGCGCAGGTTTCACATCAAGGAGGGGTGATTTGGTTGGGGCATTTTGATTCCGAGGAAGATGCTCACGCGGCTTACTGTGAAGCGGTTCTTCGCCTGAAGGGCGATTTTGCGAGGACCGCATGACAGACATCGCGCTGGACGACCTGCTTACCGAACTGCTTGCCCGCGAGGAGGCGATGGCGTCGCTCTCGGCGTACATTGAGTATGTGAGCGGGCTGAAGGTGCCGCCACACATGAAGTTGGTGTGCGACAGGTTGGATGCGGTGGCAGAGGGTCGGATTAAGCGACTGATGATTTCGATGCCTCCGGGGCATGGGAAGAGCTACTGCGCGTCGCACTTCTTCCCGGCCTATTATCTGGCGAAATACCCTGAGAAGCAGATCATCGCGGCTACCCACAAACAGGAGTTGTCGGACAGTTTTGGTCGGAAGGTTCGCAACACGATTATGTCGGACGACCATCGCCGGCTGTTTCCGAATTCATCCGTGGCGACTGATAAGACCGCTGCGGGTGAATGGCAGACGACGGGTGCGGGTGGTTATCACGCGACGGCTGTTGGCGCGAACGTGACGGGTCGCCGTGGGGACATATTGATTGGGGACGATTTGCTGTCTGGGATTCAGGCGGCGGAGAGTGAGGGTGAGCGTAACAAGTTGTGGTCTTGGTATGGCGCCGATTTTTTCACGCGCCGGAAGAACAAGGACACGCCGATAGTTTTGATTGGGACGCGCTGGCATCTGGGTGACCACATGGGTCGTCTGGATCAGGCGGAGAGGGATGGTGAGGGGGAGAAGTGGGAGCGGGTGATATTGCCCGCTATGGCGGTGGATAAGGACATTCTGGGGCGCAAGCCCGGGGATGCACTGTGGCCGGAGCAGTTCCCGAAAGAGGAACTTGAGAACATCCGCCGCCAGCCATCGACGACGAGCCGCATTTGGTCGTCGTTGTATCAGCAGAACCCGGTGGTTGATGATGGTGGCATCATCGATCAGACGTGGTTTAAGTGGTGGCGCTCCCCCGAGCCGCCGAAGGTGAAGTATGTTCTGCAGGCATGGGACACGGCGCTGACGGCGAACAAGACGTCTGCGTTTAGCGCGTCGACGACGTGGGGTGTGTTTGACGACGACAATGGGATTCCGAACCTGATTTTGCTGAGTGTGTGGCGGGAGCGGGCGGAGTGGCCGATTCTGCGGCGCATGGTGCAGCGGATGGCGACGGACTATCGGGACGATAACTATAAGCTGCCGATCAAGGCATCGCGGGAGCGGGCGCCGGATACGGTGCTGGTGGAGGCGAAAGCGAACGGGCAGATGCTGATACAGGATCTGGGCCGGGCGGGGATTGTGGCGACGCCGTTTAACCCGGATAAGTTCGGCGACAAGATTGCGCGTGTGCGACTGGTGACGGATTTGATCGAGAACGGTCGGGTGTGGCTGCCGACGATGAAGAATTCACCGGATCAGTTGAGGCCGTGGGCCCGAGATTTCATGGAGCAGTGCGTGCAGTTTCCGGCGGCGGATTCGCGGGACTGGGTCGACACGATGACGATGGCGTTTTTGCGGATTAAGCAGAGTGGCTGGGTGCAGAATACGGAAGATCCGTATGAACCGAAGTATGATACACAGCTTGAACCTGTAAGCTTCTATTGGTAAGGTGGATCATGGCACGCAGACCGACCACACTGGAAGACACGCTCCGCCCCGCCTTCGAGGGCATCGGCGGTATTGATGTGGACTTGCCGCTGGATGGCGCCGATATCGAGCTTGATGACGTCGGCCCTGAGATGGTTGACGGTGCCGAGTTCACGGAGTTGGACGACGGCGGGGTCGAGATTGATTTCGAGCCTGAGACGGATGTGCCGGAAGATGCGCCGTTTGACGCGAATCTTGCGCTGTACATGAAGGACATGGACCTGAACGCGGTGGGCGAGATGTTGCTCAGTGGCGTTGAGGAAGACAAGCAGTCGCGCGGGGACTGGGAAGCGACGATGTCTGAGGGCATCAAGCTGATGGGTCTGAAGATTGAGGACCGCCAGACGCCGTTTAAGGGTGCGTGCGGCGTCTATGACCCGTTGATGGCTGAGGCTGTGGTGCGCTGGCAGGCTGTGGCCGCTGGTGAGTTGATGCCGGCGGCGGGCCCGGTGAAGACGCAGGTGATTGGGGTTGCGAACGAGCAGCTTGAGGCGCAGGCGTCGCGCGTTCAGCAGTTCATGAACTTGTATCTGACGGAGTTGGCGCCGGAATTCTACGAAGAATTCGACCAGATGCTGTTCTGGCTGCCGCTGGTGGGTTCGACGTTTAAGAAGACGTATCAGGAT